CAGACATTCAGCGACCAGCAGGGATGGATTCATGAGTAGGTTCCTCGGTGGATCGGGGGATCAGATGCGCCGAAGGCGTCTGAGTCGGATTCGGACGTGTCATCTGGACGCTGGCCAGTCCGTTGGGTTTCTGGGTCGGCCTTGTCAGCGTGGTTTTCTTCGACCATGTTGAGCGGCCGAAGCGGCTCGTCCAAGCCGTCAATGGGGTTCAGGTTCTCGGCGATCCGCGCCTCGTTGCGCGTGAGCCAGCCGTTTTGAATTCCACTTTGGTAGTAGGCCGAGCGGCTGGCTGCATCACCGCGCATGAGGTTGGCAAAGTCAAACTCAATCTCCAGCGGATCGTTATCGAGCAGAAGTTCCGCTTCGATCGATGCCTCCCAGCGTTCGGCCCAGGGCGTCATGGTGTGCATCACGAACTCGAGCGACTGCTGCTCGATGTTCGAAAACGTGGCGCGGTCCAGGTCTGCAATCATGTGGGGCGGCACCCGAAATAGCCGAGCGATATCGGTGATCTGGAACTTTCTAAGCTCCAGAAACTGGGCGTCCTTGTTGGTCACGCCCACCTCATGGAACTTCATCCCGTTTTCCAGGACCAGCACCTTGCCGCGGTTGGCACCTGACTGGGCCGCTTGGTAGGACTCGCGAAAGACCTTTTTAGCCTCGGGATCTTTGAAGGAGCCCGGAAACTCAATCCAGCCGCCCGATGGCTTGGCATCATTGGCAAAAAATCGAGCGCCATAGTCCTGAGCAGCGAGCGCGATCCCAAGGCTTTCACGTGCAAGTTCAATCGGGTTCATGCCCATGACGCCGTCAGAGGACAGCCCTCGCAGGTGCCAGACGGCGCTTCGGGCAAGGACGGTTTCATCGCCAAAGCGATCGGTGATTCGATATCGAAACTCGCCAGAGCGCATCACCTCAACGCGGACCCGGTCGGGATGGATAGGCAGCAACTCGGTGATCTCGCCACGGGGGTTGGTGATGATCTGACAGTAGGCATTGCCTCTGAGCGCAAGGTGGCCCTGAAGCATCTCCCGCCACTCAAAAGGGTTTTGATAGCGGTTAGGACGACGGCACAACAGCCGGTAAAGCCAGTGATCGGTCACCCGGTCTTTGCCGCCGTCTTCACGCTTTCGATACAGCACGATCGGAAGCGATGCCATCGTCTCTGACAAGATGCGTACGCAGGCATACACCGCCGAGAGGCGAAGCGCCCCATCAGGCGAGACGCGCAGACCCGTTGCCGACCGGATCGAGACCGGCTCAAACCAAAAGTCTCCCCAGGTGGATCTGTCATCGCTCGATGCACGAAATCGCTCGAAGAAGTTCAGTAGTCCCATCGGTGAATGTCAGAAAACGACCTGGCCAGTTCGCTCAGAGCAGCATCAATTCGTAGTCGGATCCCAGCACCACGTTCTCCCCGGGCGTGATAGCCCTCGAGAGCGCCATGATCAGTGCCACGATGCCGTCGATCTTGTTCTCTGCCCGCTCCTTGCGTGGGTAAATGTTGTCTTTGACGTCCAGGTGCGCCACCACGTTGCTGGCCATCCAGGTGAGCACCGGGTCGCCGTCATGGGTGAGCTTCTTCTGAAGCACCAGGGCTTCGAGCGTCTTCATCGGCTCGCTGAAGTTCAGCACCGTCGGTCGCACTTCAATCATGGGCAGGCCTTCGGCCAGCATCCGGGTCGAGAGTTGCGTGGCCTGGAACGGGTCAAAGGCCACTGCCTGCACTTCAAAGCGCGAGGCCAACTCAAGGAGGTCCGCTTCGATCCAGAAAAATCGATCACGTTTCCAGGCGTCACGGTCAGACGCCCAGTGCGCATCCAGCCGTCGTACTGACTGTTGCCCGCGGCGGCTACCGTGTCCTCGGGCAGGTAGTACTTGCCAAAGACCACGTAGGCGTCTGCAACTTCGGGGTGCGGAAACACCAGTACCAACGCCGCGATGTCCGTCTTGCTGGCCAGATCCAGTCCAATCCAGCAAGGCTGGCCGGTGAAGGCCTCGATGTCGAGCGTCGGGTCGCCACAGGCATCCCAGGCCCGCATGTCCATCCACGCGGTATCCGCGTTGACCCACTCATTGAGATGCTTGGTCTTGAAGTTGTTGACCGCGCTGGGCAACTGCATGGCCTTGGCCTGCAGCGGCACCAGCACCTCCGGGCGCACCGAAATGCCCCAGTTGGGGTTGGCCTTGATCAGCGCGCTCTCGGACGTCCAGTCGTCTCCGTCGTCCAAGCCGTAAATGATTCCGAACTGGGTGTCATCTTCGAACACCCCATCGAGCAACTTGGTCACGAACGTCCGGACCTCGTAGCAGATGCCGGCTCGATTACTCCCTGCCGTGGTGATCACCCAGAGCAGCGAGTTGTCTCGCTTGCCGGTACCAGTTTCGACCACGTCGTAGACGGTGCGGGTCTTATGTGCATGAAGCTCGTCCACGCATCCGAAGTGGATGTTCAGACCGTCCAGGGTCGAGCCCTCGGCCGAGAGGGCCTCAAACTTCGATCCCGAGGCCAGCACATGCATGTTGTGCGCGCCAACCTCCACCGAAAACCTGCGCCGAAAGCCTGGGCTCCGTCTGGCCATGGTCTGCGCATCGCCAAACACGATCCGTGCCTGATCCCGTGTGGTGGCCAGCGAATACACCTCGGCGCCACCTTCTCGGTCGGCCGCCAGCATGTAGAGGGCCACGGCCGACGACAGGGTCGACTTGGCGTTACCCCGAGGCACCTCGATGTACGAGCGCCGAAAGCGCCGCGTGCCATTGGGTTTGACCCATCCGAAAACCGTCGTCAGGATGAAGGCCTGCCAGGGCTCCAGTTGAATCGGCTCGCCTGCCAGCGGCCCTTTCACATGGGGCAAGCGCTCGATGAACGCGCACAGGTTGTCGGCCGGCTGGAAGCCCCTGCCGTCCTTGTCCGTGAGCTTGGGGTTGAAAAGGTAGGGGCTGGCTTTTCCTTTGAACTTGGCGAGGTCATCCAGTTGTCGCTGACAGGCCCGCTGCACCCAGCGGCAAGCCAGGATTTCCCCAGACACCACCTGCTCGGCGTACCGCTTGGCGCTCATCGCGTAGTCGCTAGCGCGATCCTTGGTTCGAGCGCTCATCTGATTTGACAAGTGATACCGTTATTGATACCATTTGGTGATGAGCGGCACCGAAAAAATCCTTGAGCAGATGCGCAAAGCGCCCACCAACGTTCGCTTTGCCGATCTTCAAAAGGTGTGCGAGGCGTATTTTGGGAAGCCCAGGCAAAGCGGCAGCAGTCACGCTGTCTACAAGACACCCTGGCAGGGAGATCCGCGGGTAAATATTCAAAACGACAAAGGCAAGGCAAAGGCTTATCAGGTCCGGCAGGTGCTGCTGGCCATCGAACGTCTAGGAGCATAGGCATGAACATCAATCACTACACTTACCGAGTCACCTGGTCTGGCGAGGACAACGAGCACGTTGGGCTTTGCGCAGAATTTCCCTCGCTGTCCTGGCTCGCACCCACCCCTGAAAAAGCGCTCTCGGGCATTCGCCGGGTGGTGGCCGATGCGGTGGCCGACATGGAGGCCTCGGGGGAGCCAGTTCCTGAAGCACTGGCAGAGAAAAAGTTCAGTGGTCGCTTCATGGTTCGCATTCCGTCATCGGTGCATAGGGCTTTGGCCACGGAGGCTGCCGAACAGGGTCTGAGCATCAATCGCCTGGTATCGGCCAAGCTGACGGCCTGACTGACTGCGTGCAGCGCACGCCTTACCCGGCAATTTGCGCCCAGGGGTCCTCGACGTCCGAGACGGTGCTTTCTGCCGCGCCAAGTCGCGCGCGTGAGCTCGGCGTAAAGCCCAACTCCGCAGCCAACATAGTCATATCCTTGAGGTAGGCCCTGGCCGCCGTCGAGAACGGGTTGTGCATAACCGGGCGGTCTTTGGCGTCCAGACCTGCGAGTTTGGCCCCGCGCACTGGAATGACGTCGGACTTGGCCGCCAGCCTGATGTTGTATTCGTAGCGATAAGCCGCGTTACACCACGCCGCCAAAAGGTAGATGTCGAGTTTGCGCAGCAGGCCGCGCGGCGCATGCGCGATCGCGTGGTCCCAGTAAGGCTTGGCCTCATCGAGCAACATGCCTGGCGCGGCGTCTTCAGCCAGCGCCTCGGGCTGTTGCAACACAGATGCTTTGGCGTTGATGGGTCTTTTGCCCGGATTACCTTTTAGCAGTTTGAGTTCTATCGGCGCCGGTTTGCGCCCCCTTGTGGCCATGCTTTCCTCTTTCTATGGCGCGGTTTAACCACGTCAGTTCTTGCGCCCTCACGCCCACTCGGCCAATCAAGTCATCCCTCACCCGAATAAGGGCATCCTGGGTCAACCGCAAACGCATCCAATCTGAATCGGTCATGGCCAATACATCTTCGATGTCCGCAGCCATGCTTTTGAGGTCCGCATCTGTCACCTGCACCGACAGCCAGTCGGCATCGGTGACGGCCATCTGGGTCAACTCCGTCTCATCAAAGGTCGCGCCCAGCAGTTCATCGGCATCGGGCGACCCGCGGACAGCTTCATTTCCTATCATCAGATCCCCCTTGCTACTCAATGCTTGCCACCTCCGAAATAGGGGGTCGTGAATTTCGCGGTCACAAAAATTTGGGCAGGCGAGCGCATCTGCGCCGCCCAACCGTAGAGATTCGACCCCCCTACCTCGTGGGCAAGGGGGTCTAGCGCCGGCCGGCAGTCTCTCTGGCCGTCTTGCGGTTGTGGCAAGAGACGCAGAGAGGCTGCAGGTTGGCCCTATCAAAGCGGGCACCGCCGTCCTTGAGCGGCACCACGTGATCCACCACGCCAGCCGCAACCAGGCGACCGTGGTCCTTGCACGCCAGGCACAGGGGGCTTTCACGAAGCACCGCCGCCCTCAGCACCCGCCAGTCCTTGGACTGGTAGAAGCCGACTTCGGCATCAAAGCCTCGCCTAGCCCGCCCGTAGTCACGGTGCGCGCTGGCTCGGTGTTGGGGACAAAAGCCCGGGCTTGCCAGTACCGCCCCACAGCCGGGGTAACGGCACGGCGTTGGCGCACTTCTGGGCATGTTGGGGGGGGGGTGATCAAGAAATAAGCGACAGAAGCTCTGGATTGACTTGGCTTCGTCGGGAAGAAGAGCGTTCATACGAACGTCATCAACTACCGCAAGGAACCTCCATGTCCAGCAAACTCACCCCCACCCAGCACGCCATCCTCACGCATGCTCTGGCCCAGACACAGGGCAAGGTCCTTTGGTTTCCAGATGCCCTCAAGGGTGGGGCCAAAGACAAAGTCACCGAGAGCCTGCGCAAGGGCGGCTTCATCGCTCAGGTCAAGCGCGAGACTGTCGTCACCAAAGCGGGCTACGAGGCATTGGGCCTGAAGCCACCGTTCGTTGAGCATCGAGCGGTCAGAACCCGCGAGACCAGCAAAAAGGCCACTGTGATCGCGATGCTCAAGCGAACC